CCTAGCGCGGTAACCAACCTCGCGCTGCGGGTTGTAACTACACAATCATTGCAGGAGAAGGGCGGTGGATGAGGGGCAAGTGTTATTTAACGTCATTATTGGCGTGGCCGGTCTGTTTGGTGGTTGGATACTGAACAATATCTCTCGCTCGATTGAGCGGCTGGATGCGGACGTTCGTGAGATGCCGAAGGTGTATGTCACCAAGGCCGACTACAAGGACGACATCCATCACATCAAGGTCACGCTTGACCGCATTTTTGATCTTATCGGCGAGTTAAATAACAGCAAGGCTGACAAATGAGCGAGCCAGTAGACATCGAACTTTTCAAGGCACAGGTCCAGGCTGAACTCAATCGCCTAGAAGCAAAAGCCTCTGCGAAGACCGTAGCAGGCAAGGCCATCGGCAAGGACGGCCTCAAGTACATTACGGCTATCGTGGTGATCGGCGTCGTCTCTAGCCTGTTTCTGGACAACGACAAGATCGCGGCCGTCATGGGCTTGCTCGGCGCCTCGTTGACGGCGCTGATCTCCATGCTGAACGGCATCGCCGGAACGGTTGAGAAGGAAGAGAAGCCAGAGTTCGCGGTGATTAAGGAACTCATTAGCAAACTTGACCGGCTGGATCGCAAGGAACAGCCGATGCGCGTGGATGTAGAAGGCGACCACGTAACCGTGACCAAAGGCGATGATGTCGTGAGGGCTTCCAAATGATGACAATGGTTAGCACGTTCCTATCTTTCCTCGCAGGCGGCCTGCCCAAGATTTTGTCGATCTTCCAAGACCGGCAAGACAAGAAGCATGAACTGGCTCTCGTCGCTGCTCAGAAAGAACGCGAGTTGGCGCTGGCCGAGCGCGGCTTCATTGCTCAAGCACGGGTCGAAGAGATCAAGCTGGAGCAAATCCAGACCCAGACCGCTGCCGAGGAACGGCAGGCGCTTTACAGCCACGACGTAGAGATCGGCAAAGGCGCAAGCCAATGGATGATTAACCTCCGCGCCTCAGTGCGCCCGGTGGTGACGTACATCTTTGTGCTAGAGCTAGTCATCATCAACATCGCTGGTATGTGGTACGCGTGGAACCAAGGCGTACCGTTTGCGATTGCGCTAGAAAACGTATTCTCTGAAGACGAAATGCTCATTCTGAGCAGCATCATTGCCTTTTGGTTTGGTACGCAGGCTTTTGGCAAAAAGTGAAGGTATCCGAAGCGGCCATCCGCATGATTAAGCACCATGAGGGCGTGAGACTGCGCCCTTATCGGTGCCCTGCGTTGCTGTGGACCGTCGGCGTCGGCCATGTCATAGACCCATCTCATATTGGGGTGAAATATGAGGACCGTAAAAGTTTACCGATACCGTCGGGTTGGGATCGCGTCCTCTCGATGGGAGAGGTGGATGCTCTCCTTGCTCAAGACCTTGCGAAATTTGAGCGCGGCGTTGCCCGACTTTGCCCTGGTAGCGTTAGTAATCAAGGCCAATTCGACGCACTGGTCAGCTTTGCTTTCAATGTTGGGCTAGGCAATTTGCAGCGGTCCAGTCTTCGCATGAAGATCAATCGCGGTGATTTAGAAGACGCCGCCGAAGAATTTATGAAATGGACCAAGGCGGCGGGTCGCGTGCTACCCGGCCTTGTGAAACGGCGCAATGATGAACGGGCTTTGTTTTTAAGCTAAAGCCCGGTCAGCAGTTCCCGCCGTTCGCGTGCGTCGCGCAGCGCGCAGTACCGCTGGTGCAGCCGGATCAGATACGTCGGGCGCGGGCGCTCGCGGCGCTTCTCGTGCTGCAGTAACGTTTTGACTTCCTCTTCGCCCATGCTGCGCAACGCTTCGTTGATTTCGTGCCAATTCATGATTTCAGTTCCTCTAGTGCAATATCCGATAGAGCGCGTTTATCGTGCAACGCGGCCCAAATGCGCTCGTCAATCGTGTTGTTTGTAAGCAACAGGTAGACCCATACGTCGTGCGCCTGCCCGCTGCGGTGCAGCCGGCCAATAGTCTGCTCGTACTCTTCGAGCGACCACGGCAGCGACAGGAATACCATACGGCAACCGCCGTGCTGCAAGTTCAAGCCGTGGCCTGCGGACTTAGGGTGTATCAGCAACAACTCGACCTTGCCCGCATTCCAGCGCTCGACGGCTTGCGGATCATCAATCGTCACCGCCTGGGGGTATCGGCGGCGTAGCTCGGCCAGTTCCTCGACGAACGTATACGCGACGATGGTGTTGGCGCGTTGGTTGCCTTCCAGCACCTCGTCCAACAATTCAAACTTGTGGCTCGAAAACCACACGGGCGTTTGCGATGTCGCAAACTTACCCGGCCGCGCAGGGTCGGGCTTGCTGTCCGAGATATAAACGAACCCCGCCGCCATCTGCTGTAGCTTGCTGGTCACAGCCCCGGCGCTCATGGCCATGGCGCGGGCATCGGGAAAGTCGTACAAAAAATCGCGCTTCATCTTTTCGTAGGGCTCGCGGTCTGGCATGTCGCAGCGCACTTCGGTGACGTGCAGCGGCGGCAGCTTGTCCTTGTACTCGCCAGGCTCCAACAAAAAGGTCGCAGGTTTAAGGCGCGCCATAACCTGTTCGAGCGCGCCTTTGCGCGGCGCCCACTCGCCGTACTCGCGGTTGATGCAGACAAAATACTGCTGCAAGAAAGCGCCCTTGCTGCGGCCAAGCAGCGCCTGGTCCACGATCTTGCACTGCCCAAATACGTCTTCAAGCCCGTTAGACGTGAACGATCCCGTCAAGCCCCAGCGCAGCGTCATGGGCTCGACGACCTTCTCGAACGCCTTGAAGCGCTTGCCGCTGGGGTTTTTAAGCCGCGTCAGTTCATCGAACACCACGCCGTCAAAGTCGAGCGTTTGCTCGGACAGCCACTGCAAGTTGTCGTAGTTCGTCACCACAACCTGCGCCTTCGAGCGCAGCGCCGCGTTCCGTTCGGCGGGCGAGCCGAGCGCAACCGCCAGCGTCAGCGCAGGCGTCCATTTGGCCTGCTCGACTGGCCATACCAACTCGCAAACGCGTTTGGGGGCCAGCACCAGCCAGCGGCGCACGACGCCCTGCGCAAGCGCGTCCTGCATGGCAACCAGCGTGAGCGCCGTCTTGCCCGCGCCCATCGGCGCGAGCACCATCGCCCGGTCGCGCTCGAACAGGAAGTCAGCGGCCTTTTCTTGATATGCGCGCAATGAAAGCATCGACCTGCTCCGTGCTCCAAAGCACGACATAGTTCTGTTTGAGCGTTTCCATCTCGAAAGCAAACACCTTTTGCAGCGGCGCCAAGCGCCCGCGCTGCGTCTTCATTTCAACAAACCACGTCTGCCCGTCGGGCAGGCAGACGATCCGATCCGCAACGCCGCGATTACTCGGCGAGCGGAACTTGTACGCCGCCCCGCCCTGCATCTCGACGGCCCAGACCAAATAGGCTTCGATGTCTTTCTCTTTCATCGCCAAATCATAATTTATCAATGAACGCTTGACAACGTAAAAACGCGGGGGCAGACTAGCGCAAACGTCGTAAAGGAGAGTTCACTGTGAGTCATAGCACTATCGTCGGCGGCTCGACCGCCAAGCGCGTCATCAAATGCCCCGGCAGCGTCAAGCTCTGCCAGCAGGTGCCGCCCCGCCCCTCTAGTTCCGATGCCGACCGAGGCACGTTACTGCATAACGCCATGGCTATTTTGTTGGGGTCGAACAGCGACGCCAGCAGCATTCTTGGCATGACGTATGAAGCGCAGACCTTGGATGAGGAACTGTTTGAAGACAAGATCGTGCCTGCGTTGCAGGCGCTTAATGACATCGACCCTAACGAGGCGCTGGAGTATGCCGTCGAACAGAATGTCAGCTTCGGAGACTTTCTTCCGGGCGTGTTTGGTAGTTGTGATCTTATTGGCCGTCTTGGTGATCGCGCCGTTGTATTGGATTGGAAATTTGGGGACGGCGTTGCGGTCGAAGTAGACGATAACCCGCAGTTGCTCTTCTATACGGCGGCCGCCATGCGCACGTCGGGCTTGGCGTGGGTGTTTGACGGCGCCAAAGAAATCGAGTGCATCATCGTGCAGCCACCCTCGGTCAAGCGCTGGGTGACGAGCTTCGATCGCGTGCGCCAGTTCGAGCGCGAGCTGGCGTTTGCTTTGAAGCAGGCCGATAAGGTCAACGCGCCGCTGCACGTCGGCGATCACTGCCGCTGGTGCGCGGCCAAGCCGATCTGCCCCGAGATGACGGGCGCGGCCGATCGGGCGCTCGCGAAGCAAGTCAAAGAGCTCGACGCCGCGCAGCTTGGGCAGATGCTGGTTAAGGCTGATCTGCTAGAGGATTGGATCAAGGACTTGCGTGCGCTCGCGTTCACGGCGCTTGAGAAAGGCGGCAGCGTGCCAGGGTATAAACTCGTCGCCAAGCGCGGCGTGCGCAAATGGATCGACGAGGCCGACGCGCAGCGCGTGCTGCGTGAGCTTGGCCTGTCGGACGATGAAATCATTGATAAGTCGATGGCGAGCCCTGCCGCCATCGAAAAGGTCTTGAAGAAACAGAAGAAGCCGTTGCCGGAAGGCATTTGCAACTCTGTGTCTTCGGGGACAACGATCGCGCCCGTGGATGACCCACGGCCGGCCGTTGTACAAATCGGGCAGCAGTTGACTGCGGCCCTTTCTAAACTTGTGTGAAGGAGATCGTAAAATGTCTGGTATCGTAAAGTTCAGTCAAGCCGGCTTGCCGGCAGTGTCCACCCTCTCGACCGCGCTGCGCAGCATTGAGAACGATGTAGGCCCGGTCGGTTCTGCCATCCTCAAGATGGATAAGACCGGCCACTGGGTCTACGGCGCGGATCAAACGGAAGTCGAGGAAAGCAGCGAGTGGGCGGTCAACCCGTTCTCGTTCGTGCACGGCTACATTGCCTGGGGCGATGGCGAAGTGCTCGGCGAGTCGATGGTGTCGGTCGCGCAGCCGCTGCCCGAACCGCAGCCCGCCCCGCCGCAGGCGCGTAAGGGCTGGGAGAAGCAGGTGGGCCTTGGGCTCAAGTGCATCACCGGCGAAGACACGGGGCTCGATGTGCGCTACACCACGACGAGTGTCGGCGGTAAGCGCAGCGTTCAAGCGCTCGCGGTCGCGATTGCCGAGCAGGTCGAAAAGGATCCTGCGAAGCCCGTGCCCGTCGTGCGTTTGGGCAAGGAGCACTACCAGCATAAGAGCTACGGGCGTATCTACACGCCGGTGTTCGAGGTCGTGCGCTGGGTGTCGATGGAGGGCGACGCCGTTGCGAGCGAAGCGCCTGCTGACGAAGCCCCCGCCGCAGCCGCACCGGCGGGCCGCCGTCGGCGCGTAGGCTAAAGGAGAGGGGGCTGAAAGCGGTGGCGTTCCCCCACCCACTCGCCGCCGTGAGTAAGCCCCCGATCTTGCCCCGATACCGATGCCCAATATGCGGCGTGGAAACTACGCCAGGCCGCGTATGCGGCTACCACTATCGCCGCCGAGAGCTGCACGAGCGCACAGCGCGGCAGCATCGTTTTGTGCAGTATTGGATACAAGAATTGTGTGAACTGATCGACGAGGCACGACAGTCATGATCCTGTGGCTTGATTTCGAGACGCGCAGCCGCTACGGCTTGAGGACCGGCGGCGTATACAACTATGCGCGGGATCCAAGCACCGAGGTGCTCTGCATGTCGTATGCGTTCGACAACGACGAGGTGCAGACGTGGCTGCCGTCGCATCCGTTCCCCGAGCGCGTGGCCCAGTTCAAGGGCCAAATCCGCGCCCACAACGCCGCCTTTGAGCGGCTAATCTTTTGGCATGTCCTCGACATGCCCTTCGACTTGACGCAGTTCTATTGCACCGCCACGCAGGCGCGGGCCAACTGCCTGCCCGGTAGCCTTGAGGATCTCGGCCGGGCGCTCGGCGCCAGCATGCGCAAGGACCACCGAGGCGCGGCGCTGATCCGCCAGCTCTCCATCCCTAAGGCCGACGGCACGTTCCGCACGGACCCCGAGCTGATGGCCGAGATGGTCGCGTACTGCGAGCAGGACGTGCGCACCATGCGTGCGGCGAGCGCCGCCATGCGTGAGCTGTCGGACACGGAACTGGCCGATTACCACGTCAACGAACAGATCAACGATCGCGGCGTGTGCGTCGATGTGCCGCTCTGCAAGGCCGCTGTCGTGTACGCCGAGCAGGAACTCAAAGATATTGAAACGCTTGTCGTCGAGATCACCGAGGGCGCGCTGACTTCCGTGCGCAGCCCGCGCATGCGTGAGTGGGTCGCCGAACGGCTCGGGCCCGAAGCGCGCAAGCTCATGACGGTTTACAAAGACGGCGAGAAGAAAACGTCGATTGACAAATCTGTACGCGCTAACTTGCTGGCGATCAGTGACCCAGAGCAAGTACCGCCGCATGTGGCGGATGTAATCCAATGCGCCGATGACTTGTGGGCCTCGTCGGTGGCTAAATTCCAACGGCTGGCCCAACTAGCTGGGGAGGACGATCGTGTCAGAGGAGCGTTTGTATTTGCTGGTGGAGCTGCCACGGGGCGCGCTTCTAGCTACGGAGCCCAAGTCCACAATTTCACGCGTCGCACTCTTAGAGACGCCGACGCCGCCCGCCATTCAATGGTGCGAGGTCACAGTATCGTTCCAACCTACGGCAAACGGGTTACAGATGTGCTTCGAGGAATGCTGCGACCAGCTCTCATTCCCGCCCGAGGTCACATTTTCGTCGTGGCCGACTGGTCAGCGATAGAAGCGCGCGCGACGCCCTGGCTCGCAAGCGATCCGCAGGCCGACCAAGTGCTCGACGTGTTTCGTGCGGGCGAAGATATCTACAAGCGTGAAGCCGCAGGGATTTACCGCTGCACGCCGCAGGACGTGACCGACGAGCAGCGCCAGATCGGCAAGGTCGCCATCCTCTCGCTCGGCTTCGCAGGCGGCGTCGGTGCGTTCGCGGCCATGGGCCGCAACTACGGCATCTTGATGCAGGAGTCCGACGCGCAGCGCATTGTCGATGCCTGGCGCCGTGCGAACCAATGGGCCGTGCGCTACTGGCAGTCGCTCGAAGGCGCATATATGCGCGCCATGCGCAACCCCGGTCGCGAGTTCTCTGCAGGTCGGGTGACGTATCTCTACGACAAGTCGCATTTATGGTACATGCTGCCGAGTGGTCGCGTGTTGGCGTATCCGTTTGCACGGCTTGAAGAGGACGGCATATCGTACTTGAAAGCCGCGTGGAAACCGGCGCAAGATGCGACCGAGTGGCCACGAGCGCGCCTCTGGCGCGGGCTCGCGTGTGAAAATATCACGCAG